CATTTGTTGATTGATAAACTTTTATATACCGATTATGTGAAGTCAAGTTATCAGCGGTTTGGTATAATGATAGGCCACCAATGGAAGAAGGGAGGTGCTCAGCACCTCGCCAACTATTTGGGAGTTGGTAGAAATGACCTTATGTATGTTACTCTCGATATTGAGAACTTTGATAATTCGGCTTTTGCCAGTTTTATTAGTTTGCTTGTTCTTTTACCATTTATGATGTTAAAGCCGGAGGAATCAGTTGATTATAGAGTTGCGCGTGCATTTATGTTACAACGAGCACATGAGATGGCCTGTAAGATTGTTAAGTGGGTAGATCTTAGTTACAGGCTGATTATAGGTGAGATTTTTAGTGGTTTGTTTTTAACTAGTTGGTTGGATACTGTTTATATGATATTAGCGGTTAGTTGTTGTTTGATTTTATGTTATGAACGAGTTCGTAAGGTTGATGAGAATATGGCAATTGAGTTTCAAAATTCATTCATACGTCGTGCGCAGTATGGTGATGATTCGTGTTATGCGTTTGAACATCGGTTTGTTGACGTATTATTTAAGAATCGTGATGAGACTTATGTTTTGGGTGATTTCCAACGTGATATGGAGTGTCAAGTTGGACTCAAATGTAAGTCTGCACAAACTAAACTCTTTGAGCCATATGGAGGTGATAGTCCTTTGTTTACAGTTTTGAAGCCAACGAAGGTTAATGGAAAAGTTGTGTCACATGAGATAATTAGGGATGGACCAGAGTTTCTGCATCGACGTTTTGTTAAGGTACAATATAAAGGGAAGGTTGAAATAATGCCATGGCGCCATGAAAATGATTTTTATAGTCGGGTTGCTATTAGTTCAACACAAATGGTATATAATAATAAGAAATTTTCAGCTAAATTAATGGGTTTGATGGTTGATACTATGGGTACAAATGCAGTTGCGTATAATGCCCTTTCGTATTTATTTAGAACGACGAGTGGCATAAGTGATTTTGGTGATATTCCACTGTTGGATTGGGTTAGTACTAATAAGGAGTTGATGCGTGCTATTGTTAAGACAGGCATGCTTGTCCAGGATCTTGATAGGATATTCAAGATAGGTGATCTATTTGATATGTTTGTTTGGGATGAAGAGTGGCGAAGGGTATGGGCTGATAATCATGGACTAGCGCTATATGATCGATTAGGTTGTGAGCGTGGGCGTGAAGTTGAGTCTGTGAACTAGCTGCTATTGGCATTGGGAAAGGTAGGTAGCAGTTAC